AAATTACGAATTTGATCTTCACGTTCTACTACCAATCGTAATGCAGGTGTTTGACATCGTCCTGCCGATAGTGCGGGTCCTACATATTTCCACAATAAGGGGCTCAAGGTAAAGCCAAGTAGCATATCTAACATAGCACGAGCCTGTTGAGCATGTACACGATTCATATCAAGACGCCGTGGCTCGGCAATGGCTTTTTTTACTGCCGTTTCTGTAATTTCATGAAATACCGAACGCAGTGCCGTTGCTGGATTACGTTTTAATAGAAGACAGACCGAATATGCAATGCTTTCTCCTTCACGATCATCGTCTGCAGCTAAGTAAATTTCCGTTGCATCTGCCGCCTCCTCCTTGATTTGTTTAATTGCTTTTGCTTTGGTTTTACTAAATTCATAACTTGGCTCAAAATTCTTATGGATTCCAACTGCATCTAGTTCATGCTTTAGTGCACGAATATGTCCCATACTTGCAATAACTCGCCATCCCGCACCAAGAAATCCCTGGATTTTCTGACACTTTGCTGGCGATTCTACAATCACTAGTTGCACCATGTTATCTTTTCTACTATCTATAACAAATATCAAATTTTGTATTGTTATAATAGAAAAGATGGATCAAAATACACTACTTATCATAGAATCTCTTTCTATTGCTGCGTTTAATATTTTTGCTGTATATATTGCTGCTATTTCCTATTCATTACCATGGACTAGCGTATTAATGGTAATGGTACTTGTTTCCTTCATTACGGCATCGGTTGTGCGATTGGTTCTTTCTAAAATGACCAAGAAAGATATTGCCCAAACAACATTAAGTAGTATTAGATCTACTGTATTAATTGCACTTATTTCATCATTGGCTATTTTTATCATTCTAAGTTATCGTTTTAATATTCCCATGGCCCTTGGAATTTCCTTTTTATCAGGTTTTCTTACTGCATTGCTACGTCATTTGCTAAAATAGAATAAGGATATAGTAGAAGATGTGTCATGTTGAACGTTCTACACAACAGATACAACAATTTATAGACAAACAATTGGTAGGAAAATCACAGGATGGAATTGGAATAATGCTAATTGGCGGACCTGGTTCTGGAAAAAATACATTAATTGATCATATTACATCTACATTTGGATTTCATAAACAATCATTTGTATTAATTGACACCGACCCTATTTTAGAGGCATTATATCAAAATAATGAAAATTGTAGAGAATCTTCTGCGAATCCTATTAATGATATATTATGTAAAACTACCATAAAAGGGAGATATAATTATATCTATTGTGGAACAGGGCGAAATTCAAAATATGTTATACAACAATTAATAACACCTAGCAAAAAACAACATTATACAATCTATTTATCTGTGATTCTTAATACAATTGATGTTGCTATTCCACGAATTATGAAGCGTTCTCTTGAAACTAATAGAAATACTAAGATGACATTTGTAAAAGATGTTTATTCTAAATTAGAACATTATATACAGCATTATATTAATCTAGATTGTTCATTGATAGATGGAATTGTTGTAGTAGATAATTCATCTAATGATTTTAAACCACAATTAATGTATACGTCATCCTGTAAAAATGATATTAAATCTGTAAAATGTTATGATGCAGCGAACAAATATCAATATCTTACTGAATTTTGCCCTACTTTATGGAACGATATAGGAAAAATGTTATGCAATGGAATCATGATTGCTGCTTTCATTGGAATTGTGACATATTATGTAAGACTATATAAATTACATTGGTCCATCTTATTTATTATGAGTGCACTTATACCCTATTGTACGGCAAAATGGACAATACATCGTCATACCATAAAGGAGTCTATCATTATTTCATTAGTAACGGCTGCAGTCGTCTTTTTTAACCTAGTAGACCAGTTTGGTACGTCAGAATCAATTTCCCTTTCTATTCTATCAGGATTTATTACAGGAGTATCATGGTATCAAACAAAGTAAGAGTATAAAATAATATTAGAATCTGGTTATTAGAATTAAGCTGCTAGAGAATGACTACCATCAATCAATCTAGTGGCCAAGGTGCATTATTTGAATTGGTAGCCCGTGGCGTCAAAGATACATACTTTGTAAAGGATGCAAAGGAAAGTAAATTCCCTTACGATGCACGATATCAAAGTAGTATTCACCATTTGGCAGAACGACGAACACAAGTACCATTAAATGGAACCACTTTTGGTAATAGCTTTGAAGTAGAAATTGACCCCTATGGCGACGTGATGACAGAATGTTCACTAGAAATTGACCTGCCCACCTGGTTGCCTTCCTTACCTTATCTTCCTGAACGACAACCTGGCCTGCCTTCCACTGCAAATGGACTCTATCCCATTACAACCAATGACGCTGCCCATTTATCCTATGGATATGTGAATTATGTTGGCTATTTTCTTTTTGAACGTATCCAATTCTATCAGGACCAGTTTCTTATTCAAGATTGGAGCGGTGATGGACTTTTGGCCAAACAATTAACCGAAGGTTCATGGACAAGTAGTTTTCTTCAGCAAACCGTGGGCGGATTAGCTGAAACGATTAATCCTTATACCAATCTGCCAACCGATCGTGGAATTCAGCTCCGTGCTACACCTGGACATTTGCGTATCTTATTACCCCTTCCTGGCATGCAATGTCCAGGTGATGGAGGGCTTCCTTTATTGGCCATGACCTGGCAAAAATTACGTATTAAGTGCACCTTACGTAAACTAGAAGATTTAGTCGTTTGTTCAGACCCTACTATATTTAAACCTGCTCCATGGCTTGTACCCTCTTTTACCTATCAATTTCCTGATGGTACACCCTATGTCTTTTCTCCACTGTCGGTCGCACAAATGGGACAGCCCACCATTTTATTGTCTACTGTGCAGCATTATGTTCCACCTGATGTACAAGCAGAACTTCGTGCAACACATATTGAAATTCCCTTTCGCAGACAATTTGAAAATAATTTTACATTCGGCGAATTAGATTATATTCCTTTGGATAAGGGAGGAACTGCTGCTGTGACACGACGCTTAGATGGACGACACCCAACCGAACGGATTTTCTGGTTTTTTCGTAATCAAAATTCATTGGATAATAATCGGCTAGATGATTTTTTCAATGATTATTTTGAAACGCATCCACCAACTGAAAATCAACCTTATACCACACCATATGGCGCATTTTATTACAATATTAAATTGGTGATTGCGGGACGGGACCGTGAGCTACTCCATGAGCCCTATTTATGGCAACAACTTACCCAATTGGCAAAAGATGAAAAAGCAAATGGAAAAGGCCTTGGCAGCATGCGATGGTCTTTGGGAGAACGATTTGGTGTAGTTTACCCTGCAGAACGTCAACCAGAAGGAACCGTTAATTTTACCACGGCGGACAGACCAACCTTGTATGTGGAGTTGGCCAATATCAATTCCAATCCCACACTTACGCGACGCTTATCCGAATGCCGAGTCTTTACGGAAGGGTGGGACGTGTATGAGGTGGTGGAAGGCCGTGGCCGATTGCAGTTTGCCAATTAATTTGCTTGAAAATTACTACAAAAATATATCATAATAGTTTATCATATATTATTGTAATGAAACATAGAATTACTGTTTAAACCCGCCTTTCATCCATTCCGCAACCTTCATGGTATCAGAACTCTGAAAGAGTGGTTGGGGTATACCATTCACAATCGCTAGAAAACAGGGAATGGTTTTTACTCCACAGTAGCCTGGGGTATAATCATTCTCATCCAAATCACATTCATACCACTTAATTCTATCACTTAGACCAACTAGATAATTCATATCTAGACGCTTGCATGGGCCACACCACTGGGCTCCGAATTTGATAAGGACAATTGGATCATGTGGCACGCTTGGGTTTTTCTTGATCAGACTTTCGAAGAACTCCTGGCTCGGGAGGGGAATCATCGTATTCGGGTGTGACATTTTTTTTGGCTCTATAATAAGTTACAACAAAACCTGCAAGGGAAATAAGGGTAACTGTACCTATTAATGTATAGGGTAGGGTATTTAAGCTTTCAAATTTACTAGCCGCTACATGTTGATCTAGTTTAGCAGTTTGATCTGTTGCGATACCTTGAACTGCCATTTGAAAAATAGATAGATTGCCACCCGCCTGTGCAGCAGCTCGCTGCGTATTAGAAGCCTTTTGTAAAGCATCAGATGTTGCTAAAGAAGAAAGTGGCGTAATAGAACCAACCTTACTACCTGCATCTACTAGTCCCTGTACAACTTTAACGGCTTCAGGTATTTTCTCAGCCGCAGTAGTGGCTAGTTGTACTGAATGATCAACGGTTTGTATGGCAGCATTAATGGGTCCCATAACTGATTCAATAATTGGAACAATCATTTGTACAATAAATGGAGGAAGAAATGATAAAATGCGAGTAATGATAGAACCACCTCCAAGTGTCCTTCCAAAAAAAATATGATTAGACTCAATGATATATTCGGTATCCGTAAAATACCAGAATAAATTAAAGGCCCACCATCCAATGGCAATCGGTGCACCAATGACGGTAATCAGAGACAATAGACGAATGAGCCCTGAGCGATTATCCCCCACTAAAAAGGAGTCAAGACCAAAAATACCTCCAAAGAAAAGACATAACGAATAAATTAAGAAATTCCAATGAAGCTTACTGGGTTTATCTTTCGCTAACACGCCTGCACCAATTCCCTTTGGACCCATTGCAGGAATAGATAGACCATACAATTTTACCACATCACTATTCCATACTGCCTGTAATACATCATACCAATACCATACACCAAAACAAAGTATATTTATAATGAATTTAGCCAAAAATGTTAAGGGCGAACGCAAGTACAAATGGTCTAATGCAAAATATCCACCTATAAGTGTTAATCCTAGAAATACATTATAAGACAGATAGACACTATCATCATCTCCTTCATCCTTCTTATTAAAAAAAGATGGTGTTTCTTCCCAAAATTTAAGATTGGAGACTGTCGTTCCCATTACTCTCTACTGTGACTTTTTTACCCTTTGTTATCCTCATATTTAAATCGTAAAGAGCAATCCACCAAAACCATTAATCACACGAAATACATTATAGTTGTGTCCGTATACGACAATATGACAATTACCTCGCTGTTCTGACGCTGGCATCAATGGATTACTTAGAACAGGATTCATTTGGATTTGCCATACAATACTATCAATGCGACTAGCATTCATAGTTCCCGTTGGCTGTGCATCTTCAGGACGAATTCCAAAACAGTAATTATAAATAAAGGAATTGACCGGAGTTGTGGTGTGATGATCATATGGTTGTTCTAAGCGAAAATATTGTGGGCCTCGCGCTGCAAAACGGTCATAACCATCCAATTGTAACTTGGCAGAGGAAATCAAATCCATTCGTCCCGCAGGGGCATTAGAATTCATATAAGGTTGTACCAATGCAGGAATAGGTTGACCAATTGCTAAATTACTATAATTAAACCATTCATTGCGATTCATCATTTCATTTCGTTGTACCACAAAAATAAATTCCTTAAGCGGATGATTAAACTCTACCGAAATGGTTGCCGTTGTTTGTTGGGCAGTAATGGCATAAGGTGGCGTATATTGAACCTGTTCAATAATATATTCATGAGAGGCACTAACAAATGTACGACGTTCTTCTACATCCAAATAGACATAATCGCCCCATAACATCATATTGACAATCTGTGAAGTGCAATCTACAGATGTAGAGCATGATGGTATCCAGTCCACTTGAACAAGCGGCGGCGGAATCCAAAATAGTTGCTGTAAGGGTCGTAGTGTAATATTAATACGAATCGGGCTATACTGTAATGCAATCAATGGAATATATAAGCCAGGATTGTTGCAAAAATAGAATTGTAAAGGAATTAAGAGTCGTAATCCTTCCGATTGTGGGCCTGGAATAAAATTGGGGGGATTATAAGGTTCTACTCGTCCAATCATTTCATTTAAGGCATCACGTTGTGATGCAGAGGTTGTAAGTTGTGTCCATACCTCCATCCATTCACCTGTTTGTCTATCAATTTCTTGTTCACCCACTTCAAAAGTGATTTCTTGAATCAAAGCATGTCCAATCGAATTGGTATAAGATAATAGATTACCCGAAGTATCTTTAATTTGTGGTAATGTAACATCTAAATAGACTTTTCCTAATAGGTCACCACGACGAGGAATCAAACATGTAATACGTTGTCCAAAATTGGGTGTACCGTCAAAATACATTGCTTGCGATTCAATTGCAAAATTAGTATGACGACGATAAACCATTTTAAAAAAACTAATTTGGGGGTTTCCCGTTAAAAATAAATCCTGTTTTCCTGTGGCAACAAGTTGTAATAATCCTCCACCAGCTGGCATCCTGTTGATTGGTCCGGATATTTAAGATTGGATTTGTTTGCGCAGATACCATCTTATGGTATCCGATTTTTTGTTTCCTATTTCATTCTCACTCATTAAATTATATTCATTTTATATTAAATAATATACTATTTAATATAATATGACGATTAATTTGACATACCATTATGTGGGAATGGCTTCAACAAATTGTACTGGGATTTTCCATAGATTATTACCAATTGTAATTAATATAGAAGATACTGCATTTAACCCTGTATTGGTATAATCAGTATTGGTTGAAAAAAGAGTTGTTCCTACTTTAATATTATCTGTACAAATTGTACTTCCAATGAATTCATTTCCTGCAATTATATTTCCAATAATAGTGCTTCCTGTGATACTACTTCCAATAAATTCATCTCCAAAAATACTGTCTCCAATAATAGTACTTCCATAAATATTATCTAATATGATGCTATTTGTCCAAACAGCTGTACCATTTGTACTCATGTTCAATATATAATGATTAGGTACCCATGATCCCGTAGGTTGATACGCGGTAATGTTTCGGAGTGTGATAAATGTAAAGTCGGCAGAAGACATCTATTGATTACATACATAAATTATAATGAATACCATCCAGCAGGCATACTCATAAGCCGTAGTGTAGAAAAAGGCTGAATGGTATATGTATTAAAATCACCAAATGATGAAACATTTAATGTAACTGTTTTACCAATGGTAGAAGCAACATTCTTAACAGTTACAAATGTACCTGAACTTGGTAGTGTATTAATGGTTAACGTAGGAGTGCCTTCATTTTTATTCACAAATAAATACTTACCCCATACATCTGTACCGAGTGTAACACTCGTAGAAATAGAGGATACTGCGCCACGATAAATCGCTGCACCTGAAATCGTCACATCAGATGTAATCGTACTCACATTTAGACTACTAATTTGTCCTGTTGTACTGGATAATGAGGTTCCCACTAAATTGGTAAATTGAATATTTGTTGTTGCATTTAAATTAATGGTATTGCCCTGCAGCGTAATAGTCTGAGATGGATCAATAGATACAGGAAGAGGTTGAATGGTA